GCGATATCCGCAGCTTCTAGGGCCTCTACCCTGCGATATTCGCAGTCTGTGGACCTGTTTCTGCGATATTCGCACGGTGCCCGTCAGCACCGCTCCGGCGTCATCCGGGCGTTTATGCACTCCAATTCCAGCGTCTATGCACTCATGTATGCACTCGGTATGACTATGCAATCCCGATCCGACCTCGATGGCAACCGCTGGCTCTGGAGCAAGACGCGCAAGCTCGCGCTCGCCCGTGACAGCCACCGCTGCCAGCTCGCCATCCCCGGCGTCTGCACCGACATCGCCACCGAGGTCGACCACATCCATCCGCGCAGCCTCGGCGGCGGCGACGACCTCGGCAACCTCCGCTCGGTCTGCCATCGCTGCCACCTCGGGCGCGGGATGGACGAGTCCGGCCAGGGCAAGCGCCGCTACTCCTACGCCAAGAGCCGCGTCAAGGTCAGGAAGTACTGATGGCGTTGGCGAAGCGCAAGCCGCGGAGCGATCGCAAGGGCCAGGACCGCCCGCGCATCGCGCCGCCCATCCCGCTGCGCCACCTTGGCAAGGAGTTCGCCGCCTGCGCCGCTGACCTCGACATCGTCCTCATGCCGTGGCAGGAGCGAGCCGCCCGGTATCTCACCGCCGTCGGCCCGGACGGCAAGTGGCTCTACTCCGAGCTGGCGCTGCTGGTCGCCCGCCAGAACGGGAAGACGACGCTGCTCCTGCCGCGCATCCTCATGGAGCTCCGCGCCGGGCGCCGCGTCCTGCACACGGCGCAGAACCGGGAGATCCCTCGCGAGACGTTCGAGCTGCTGGCCGGCAAGCTCGAGAACAGCGACGAGATCGTCAAGCACGGCATCCGGTGGGCGAACGGCCAGGAGACGATCAAGCACGTCAGCGGCGGGCGCTACACGCTGGTCGCCCCGCGCCACGGCGTCCGAGGTCACCATGCCGACCTCGTCATCCAGGACGAGGTCCGCGAGCAGCGCGACGAGAGCCTCCGCGCGGCCATGCTGCCGACGCTGACCGCCAGCCCCAATCCGCAGACGGTCTACCTGTCCAACGCGGGCGACGACTCCTCGGTCGTACTCAACGGACTGCGCCGGCGCAAAGACGACCGCGGGCGGCTGGCGTACCTCGAGTGGAGCGCATCGCCGGAGCGGGCCATCGATGACGAGGCGGGCTGGGCCGAGGCGAACCCGGCACTCGGCCACACGATCACGATGGACCGGCTGCGTGACTTCCGCGGCACCCTCGCCGAGTCGACGTTCGAGACGGAGCACCTCTGCCGCTGGGTCGCGTCGACGCGCGAGCGGCTGCTTGACGAGTACGCCTGGAGCCTTTGCGAGTCCGAGCACATGGGCGACCCGCGGCGGCCGTTCATGGGCGTCTCCATGTCGCCGGACGGCGCACGGGCATCGGCCGCTATCGCATGGCAGCGCGAGGACGGCACGATGGGCCTGCGGCTCATCTTCGACGTCACGGGCTCGCCGATCCCGGTGGACGAGTTCGCGAAGGAGCTGCGTGAGGTGGCGATGCGCCTCGGCGTCGTGCGCGTCGGCTTCGACCCGCTGACCGATGCGGAGATCGCCAAGTACTACAAGAAGCCCGAGCCGATCAGCGGCGGCAAGTTCGCCAACGCCACGGCCCGGTTCGTCACCATCGTCGGCGCGAAGCGGCTGCGCTGGGACGACGTGCCACAGGTCACCGACGACCTCGTCTGGACCGCACGCAAGCCGCACGACGAGTCGGGCAGCTACCAGGCCGTGCGCGCCAACGACGAGCGACCGATCACGGCCGCGCTCGCAGCTATCCGGGCCGTCTGGCTCGCCTCTGGCCCCAAGGCCCCCGTTCCGAAGGTGATGTGATGGCCCTATTCGACTCAGTCCGCCAGTTCTTCGCGCTGGAGCCGTGGCAGGAGCGCAACGTCGACCCGTTCGTGGACGTGCCGGACCTGACCACGCAGCTCGCAGCCTTCCAGGCGAAGGCCAGACCGTGGCGCCAGCCGTCGATCCGCGAGGCCCTCGGCGTGCCGGCCATCCAGCGGGCGGTCACGCTCATCAGCAACACGACGGGCTCGCTGGCGATGCAGGGCTGGAAGGATGGCGCGGCAATGGCCGACACGCCGCGCATCCTGTCGCGGCCCAATCCCTTCGAGACGCCGCGCGACGCCTACCGCGACATGGCGTACTACCTCGCCACCCGCGGCGAGACAGTCCTGTGGATCGCGGCCCGCGACAACTATGGCGCCGCGATGTCGCTGGTGACCGTCCCGGCGGCCGAGCTCAACATCGAGGACAACCCGCGCAACCGGCTCTATCCGATCTACACGTGGGGCACGCTCAAGGGCACCCGGTACTCGCCCGCCAACCCGACCGGCGAGTTCGTCCACATCACCTACCTCAAGGAGCCGGGCGCGCTGCGCGGCGTCGGACCGCTCCAGCTCGCCGGGGCGGCCTCGTCGGTCAGCGTCGAGGCGCAGGAGTGGGCGGCCAACTTCTACGCCTCGGGTGGCGTGCCGTCGATCGTCCTGCGCTCGGCCGTCCAGCTCGATCCCAACGAGGCCGCGGCCCTCAAGGAGCAATGGGCCGGCACGCCGTCCAATATGCCGCGCGTCACCGATCCGGGCATCGAGGAGATCCAGGAGTTCAACGTCAACGCGCAGGGCGCCCAGATGCTCGACGCCCGCGAGTACCAGAACGGAGACGCCGCGAGG